GCCTTCCATGGTCTTGGTGCTGCTTGCGGCTTCCTTGGCCACGTCGCTCATGCCCAATTGCATGATCGCCTGGTTGAACTCGTCGGCGCTGATCTCGCCTTTCTCCATCGCGTCCCTGAAATTACCCGTGTACGCGCCGTTCTTGAGCATGGCTTCCTGGAGCTTGCCGGACGAGCCGGGGATGGCATCGGCCAACTGGTTCCAGTTCTCGGTGGTCAGCTTTCCCGCGCCTGCGGTTTGGGTGAGCATCATGGCCACGCTCTTGAACGTGTCGGCGTTGCCGCCCGCCACGGCGTTCAGGTTGCCGGCCGCTTCGGTCAGGCCGGTGTAGTCGCCGATGCCGTTGGCCGCGAGCTGGGCGGTGGTGTTCTGGATGGTGCCGAGGTCGTACACGGTGCGGTCGGCGTAGTCGCGTGCCGCCTGCGAGGCCTTCTGCACGTTGGACGTGTCGATGCCGGCGAAGTTCATGGTCTGCACGAACTTGTCGGTGCTGTCGCTCATGTCCATGACGGCGGAGCCCAAGCCGCTGAGCTTGTTCCACAGGGCGGTCACGCCTTTCAGCGCCGCGCCGCCCATGAACGAGCCGAACGCGGCGGCCTTGCTGGTGGCCTTCTGGAACGCCTTCACCGCGTCGTCGCTGTTGCCGGTGATTCTCACCGACATGATCGCGCTACGCGCCATGTTCCATCTCCTCCATGCGTTCCATCTCCTGTTCGAGCAGTCTTATCGCGGTGCCCCAGTCCAGTTCGCTGGCCTCGTTGCGCCATGCCCACGGCGTGCCGCCGAAGCGGTGGGCGAGGATGACGCTGAGCATGCCGAGCGAATCGTCGGGCCACGCGGCTATTCGGTAGGGTTTTCCGGCGTCTCCACGTCGATGTCGTCCACGTCGTCGAGCCACTGGTCGTATGGTTTGGACGTGTTGCCGGCGAACCTCATAGCGAGGTACGCCATGTAGTAGGACTGGCGGATTCGGCTGCCCTCTCCGGCGGCCCATCCCTCCTTCTGCGCGTGCTCCTCGCATGAGGTGATGACGCGCGGGGTGAGCGGGGCCTCGTTGGAGGTGCCGTCCACGTAGGTGACTTTCGCAATGTTGCGCATGGGTTATGCTCCTTTGACTTGTTCCATGGTTTTCTTGATGAACCGTTCGTATTCCTTCGTCCACTGGCCTTCGGTCGAGGCCACGGCGTCGTTCACGAACGTTCTCGGCTTGATGTGCCGCGCGGGCCAACCGTAATTGATCGGTCCCGCATACGGCACGGTCTTGCGGCCGGCGCGGATGATACCGGCCTTCTGGGTCGCGCCCACACGTATCGATCCGGCGAGCTTGCCGGTCCTTCCGCGTGGCGCGCGGGCCACCGCCTCAGGCTTGGCGATGTCGGCGGCCCGCCGGTTGACCTCCTTCAGCTCCTTCATGTCGGCGCCGGCCTTGCGCATGGTCTGTACGAAACGCTTCTGACCGGCGACGTACAGGGCCTTGTCGGCCATGTCAGGCGCTCGTCGGCGTGTACGCCGACGCCTTCACGTCGGTGGCGGAAAACTCGAAATCCTTCTTGTTCTTCGTCTTCACGTCACCGCCGAACGCGATGGGCGCGATGGTCACGCGCATGTCCAGCTGGAGCTTGCCGGCAGTGTTCGGCACGAACTTCGCAGCCTTCGTCTCGCCGGCGTGGTTCAGGCAGTAGACTTGCGCGCCGTTCATGCTGTAGTCCTCGGCGATGCTTCCCGACAGCTTCCACGACGTCGTGAGCGCGCCGCCCTCCTCGTGGCCGTCCAGGTACGTGTCGGGGTCCTCGCTGGAATTGTCCGGCGACAGTTCCACGCTCGTGCAATCGACGTCCAGCTTGTACTGGTCGTCTGAGGAGCCGATGACCAGGCTTCCCGGTCCCAGGGTACGGATTTTGTCCGCCATGATGGTTGTTCCTTTCGTTATATTTCATTGAGTGTGATCTGGTAGGCCGCGAGCGTCACGTCTCCACGCGTGAAGCCGACGGGCTCGGCCGATGTGACAGGCAGCGCGGACGCCGCGAGCCGGTCCATCGCGGCCAGTAGCAGCGGCAGCGCGGACGCCTGCGCCCAGGGACTGCCGGCGACGAACACGAGCCGCACCGATAGTTCGTTTTCCGCGCCCGCGTAGGGCCATGCCACTTCGGGGGGTTTGACCCATACGCAGACCTTGCCGCGTGGCGGCTTCACCTCGGTCTCGTCGATGGTGACGTGTTCCACGAGGTCGCAGCACGCGCCGGCCACCTGTTCCATGAGCGCGTCGATCTTGCCGGTGATGGTGTTTGTCATGCGATCCCCATTCCCGCGAGCACGCCGGCGGCGCGGAGCTTCGGCCAGGCGGCGCGCAACGGGTCGGCGGAGACGCGGAACGGTTCGATGGCGTCGCTGTCCACGTTCATCACGCCGTTGCGCGCGTCCTTCTGGTTGAACAGGTCGGCGGCGACCGCCAGCACGCAATCGGACTGGATCAGGTCGGGCACCGTGTCCCACGTCTCGCCCAGGTTCGTCGACAGGTAGGCGCGCGCCGTCGCCAGACAGTCGTCGGCGCGCGTCTCGTCGTCGCTGCCGATGACGTTCATCATCGACAGGAACTTGTCATGCAACTGGTCCATGTGCGCCTACTCAGGCGGTGGCCTTCGGACCCAACGGCATGACGCCGCCGGTGAACACGGTCGCGAACGCCGCGTAACCGTACACGCTGTAATTGGAAAGCAGTTTGGTGGTGTCGTCCTGCTGGAGCTGGAAGGGGCCGCCGGCCTCCCACATCTGCAACGCGGTCGGGTCGATGAACGCGGCCGTGTTCGCGGCGGCACCCGGCACCATCTGCACGGGGACGGACAGCATGCGGCCGGTGATGCCGGTAAGGCTCAGGCTGCCGAGCTTGTCCACGCCCTCGCCGGACACGTCCATGAGCGCGTCGCCGCTGCGCGTGATCTTCGCCATCTTGTCAAATACGTCCTTGCTGACCGCGAGCGTGCCGAGCTGCGCGCCTCGGCCGTCCGCCGCCTCGGCCGCGTTGATGATGACGGTAATCCACTGGTCGGCGGTGAGCGCGCTCACGGCCGCCGGCGTCTCCAGCTTGTTCGCTGCGGCGCCGGTGATGGCGGCAGTCAGCTGCGCGCGGGCCGCCGCCTCCACCGCGTTGCTGTAAGCGATGGTGAGCGCGCGGAGCGCGGTATCGAGCGCGGGCGTGTTGCTGCGTTCGATGACCTGGCGCGACAGCGGCGCGTAACCTCCATAGGTCTTCACGGCGGCGGTCGCGCTCGTGAGCGTGATTTTGCCGGTGGTCAGGGCCGCGCCCTCGGCCGTCTGTTCGGCCGCCTTCAGCGTGTTAGAGCCGAGCTTGAGATATTCCAGCGTCATGCCGGTGGCCGGCAGCGCGGCATGCTGGAACAGGTTCGCGACGCTACGGCGCGACTGGATGAGCTTGATCTGGTCGGCGACCCACTCGTTAGTGTTGTTCGTGTCGGCGCTGGAAATCAGGTCGCGGGCCTCGCGCATGAACTCATACGCGGTGTCGTCGCCGGCCGCAAGCGCTTTCGCGAACTCGCCGGCCGAACGGTATTGGCCACCGATGACGTGCGGCGGGTCCGGCTTCTGCCGGCCGATGGTGTCCGCGAGCGAACGGATCTGCATTTCGAGCTGGTCGAAACGCGATTCCGTCGCCGGCTGCTGTTCGTTTTCCACTGTTTCCTCCTTGGTGTCGGTTTCCTGGTTGACGTGTTCCTGGTCCCGTTGGCCGGTGATGGCCGCGCCCGTGTACGCGGGTATGCCGGTGACGGCGACCTCAAGCAGTTTCACGGCGCGCCGCACGTACACGCTCGTGTCGCCCTCGGTGCGCTTGTCGGTGGTCACGGGCATGAAGCCCACGCTGAACGAATCAAGCACGCCGTCGCGGATCAGCTGCACGGCGTCGCGACCCTCGGCCGTGTCGCTGATTGACGCGGTGATGTGCAATCCGTCGGCCTCGCGCGTCGCGTTCGTGACCTTGCCGATGAGACGGCCGTGGTCACGGCTCAACTTGGTGCGTGTCGTGTCGCCGAAATCGCAATCCGGCGCGAACTCCTCGGCCGCGCCGCGCCACAATCCGATGCGTTGGCCGAACGGCACGGCGATGCCCTCGATGCGGGTACCGTCGCCCTGGTCCTCGCGTAGCTCGATGCCCTTCACGGTGATGGTGCGTACCTCTTCGCTCATAATGTGACCTCCTGCGGTGTGGTCTGGTTGATCGGCGCCCATCCCTCACGGGCGCGCGCCTCGTCCACCGTCATGAATCCGGCGGATATGGCGGTCTGGTAGGCGCTGTAACGGGTGTTCGTGTCGGAACGATGCAACGAATCCCAGTCGGGCATGCACCATTGCCCCTCAGGCAGCAGCGACGTGAGGGCCTCGCAAATCTCGTCAGCGTAGGCCGACAAAGTGTATTCCGCGAACGTGAGCCACTCTTGCTCGATGTTCGAGTAGGTCAGCGAAGTGCCTTCCACCTTCGCGAGCATCAACGACGCCGGGATGCCCAACAGGCGGGCTATCTGCGTGGTGTTGAACTGCTGGGACTCGATGAATTGCAGGTCTTCGGGGCTCAACGCCAACGGCGTGTAGTCCAGGCCCTTGCCGAGCACGCGCACGCCGCCGGCGCCGCCCTTCGCCCACCGTTCGCTAGCGGTCCTCGCGTCCTGGTCGCTTAATATCTGGTCGCTTTTCAGGATGCCGGCGGGCCGCGCCGTGTTGTCCAACCAGTTCGATGCGTAGGCGCGAGTGTCCTGCGCTCCCTCGATCTCCTCGCGGGCCGCGCTGATAGGGCCCATGCCGCGCAAACGGCCGGCCACGTTCAACAGCTTCAGATGCACGATGCGGTCGGCGCCGTAGTCCACGCCACGGTACGAGTAGCGCAAGCGCGGGTTAGCCGGGTCCATGTTCAGGTCAGTGACGGTCACGAGCTGGGGTGGCAGACTGCGCACTCCCACGAGCACGCCGCCCGCCTCGACCTTGAGCAGGAACGCGTTACCGTTCAACGCGAGAGCGGAAACGAGGTCGCCGAACAGGTCGCGGCGGCTACGGTTCAGGTCGGGCCGGGTGATGAGCGTGCTCGGCCGCATGCGCGAGCCGTCCGGCGCGTACTGGATCAGCGGCAGCTTGCTGACCGCCGTCTCGATGATCTGCACGCCGCGAAATACGGTGGACAACGCCAGCGGGTCATGCGACGTGGACAATCGCGGCGGCAATGTCGGCGCGTCCGCTTCCTCCACGTCGTCCGTCGTCTGCGCCGCGCGAAGCAACAGGGCGGCGGTGTTGGAGATGCGGGAAATGAAGCTCATGCGGCCGATTCAACCGCCCGCCGGCGCGCCACGCCGAAACCGGCGTATAAGAACATCGCAGAACGTCTAAAAACGTCATAGAACGTCTAACCGAAAATCTGCAACGGCGCGGCCGGCTGCGCGTGAAGCGAAGCGGTGACCGCGAGTTGCGCGGCCTCAAGCGCGTTAATCGCCTGTTCGCTGTTGCGGCGCGACAGCACCCAACTGTCGGCGACCCACCGGCGCACCGCGACGGCGGCAGCGTCGTCCAGCGCCGGATCAGGCACGTGCAACACCTGGCGTTGCATGAGCCGGTCAAGCATGAGCACGCCGGCCGCGACTATCTCCGTGTTGCCGATATCCGACAACCGGTATTCCGGCGTGCCGTCCGCCGCGACCTCATGCAACCGGTCGGCCAACGGCGCGGACGGGCCGCGCCGGTCTATGGCTATCGGCGCGCCGCCATACCGTGATTGCAGGTCGGCCAGCCGTTCGGCCGCGCCGGCGGTGCCCGGCAGCACGTCCACGATCTGCACGACGGTGACGCCATCGCGCCGGCACGCGGCGGCTATCGCGGTCGATTCCGATTCCATGCCGACCGCGACGCCGAACGCGAGCGTGTCCAGGTCGAGCGCCGACAGGTCGAGCGGCGCGGTCTCGGTCTCCGTCCACAAGGCGGCGGGGTAGACGCGTTCGGTGCTGGACGTGTCACGGAGATTGCAGAACGCGCGCCGCCAGCCGGCCGGGTCGTCCGCGAACTGGTCGCGAAAGTCCTTGAGCTGCCGACGGTCGAACAGGTAGCCGCAACCCGGGTGCGCGCTGGCTACGGCGTCCAGGTCCTCGCTGTCCTTCGCGGGGTCAAGCCCCCAATCGAAGAACGCCCAACGTTTCGGGATGTCGCCGGCACGGCACCGGTCCAGAAGCGCGTTGTAATACTCGCTTTCGGCCGTGCCCTCCGTGCTTGTGATCCACAATTGCGGACGGACGCCCGTGGCCCTCATGCGCGTGGTCGTCGTCGGGATAAAGCCATCCAGAATCTGCTTGGCCTGGAGCGCCGACAACGCCCACACCTCATCGAGGTTGATGAAATCGCCCTGGAAACCGTGGCCGCTGCTTTCGGTCATGCTGCCCGGCCGCAACGTGCTGCCGTTGACGAGCGGCAGCGCCATGCTGCCGTTGCTCATGCGCGGGTTCCCGTCGATCAGCGCCGCCAGAGGGGAGCGCACCACGCTTTTAATCAGCTTGCGAAACTGTTCGTTGCTATCCTTACCGGTCTGCGCGAGATACCACACCTCACGGTCGGGTCCAAGCAGCGCGTTACGCACCTGCTCGGCCTTGCTTATCGTCGTCTTGCCCGCCTGGCGTTGAACGGACACAATAACGCGGTCGTAGTAGTACGTGCCCGTTTCCGGGTCCAGCTCACCGGCCACGTCCGCTACCTGGCGTTGCCATGGGATCAGCGGCTGACCCAACGCGGCGGAGATGCGCGCCACCTTGCCGCCGTCCGTCTCACGCGAAGGGTCGCGCGGGGTCGCGTGGCGCGCCGGTGCCGGCCTCACTGCGCCATGTCCTTGAGCAGCTGCGCGAGGTCGCCGGCCTTCGCGGACGTTTCGGACGGCTGCAACCGGTCGATGGTCTCGTTGTAGCTCGTGACCATGCGGGAGATGTCGCGGCCCTTGCGACACAGGCGGTCGATGGTGCGGGCGCACGTGAGCAGCAGCGTACACAGGGCGCGCCGTTGCGGCGTCAGCTGCGCGGCGTCCTGCAACAGCTCGGTGACGAGCTCCTTGGTCGAGCTGGTCAGCGGGTTGGTCAGCTCGTCGCTGTCCTCCATGCCCGGAAGTGTCATCTGCTTGTCGTTGTCGTCCATGATTTGCGCTCCTAGCCTATCGGTGTTACTGTCTGGAACTGGCTTCATTCCGCCGATTGGTGGAGCGCCGCGCCCTTGCCGGCGCGGCTTTTTTTATTTGGGTTGGGGATACGAAATCGGTGGGCGCGGGGTGTCCCTTGACCATGGCCGTTTAAAAAACCGGCTACCATCGCGGCCGCGCCGACACGGCCGGCGGCGAAGACGGGCCGTCGATCAGGCGAAGCCGCGAAAGCTGCGTGCGCCGCGTCTCCAGCATCCCGTCCACCTTCGCTTGCGTGATGCCGAGCCGGCGCCATCGCTTCAGCAGCTCCACGTCTTCACGGCCACGCCGGCACTCGGCCATGCGCCCGCGCAACAGCTGGTCGTCGGCGTCCAGGACCACCACGTCATAGTTCAACGCGATCCACTCGGCCAGCATGTTCGGACTGTTGCGGGACGTCGGCAGCGCACGCACCAGCCACACATGCCTGGCCGTGACCATGCGGGACACACGCCGGTACGCGCTGCCCCACAACGTATCGGCCAGCGCGTGCGCCTCGCTGCCGCCGTCCACGCACGCGACCGCCAGCCTCGACGGGTCCACCACGATATCGCCCGGCGCCATGTGGTCGCGCACATACGCGGTCTTGCCCACGCATGGCGGGCCTATCACGGCCGTGACCTGCGCGCCGAAGCCGGACACCACACGATCCGCGCGCAACGAATTGCAGTGCTTGCACGCCGGCCGAAGATTGCTCGGAACGGTCGGGCCGTAGAGACTGTAAGGCTTCACGTGGTCCATGGTCTCCGTGCCCCTGTGCGTGCATCCCGGCATGTCCAGCCAACAATCGGAGCCGAACGTGAGCAGCACTTGCGCGGCCATGTTCGGCGGCACCCTCTTGCGCTTCATTGCCTCTTCCCCATCCACTTGTTCACATCGTCCACGAGATACACCACGCGGCCCTCCAACATGTACCACTTCGGCCCACGGCCCTGCTTGCGCCACATGTAGAGCGTCTGACCGGACTTGCCCAGGAACTCGGCCAGCTCACGCGCATACAGGAAACGACGGCCCATCAGTGGCACCACCGTTTCAGTGACGCGGCCACATCCCGGCAATCGTAGGTCTTCAAGCCCAGCACACGGCCGCGCGCATGGATGCCGGCGCCACTCTTGTCGGAAAGAATCGTCTGCATGTCCAAGTCGTGCGCCGGGTTCTTCGTGCTCAACCCGATCAGCGCCATAAGCTCGGGCCGGGTGATGGTGTCAGAGCACGCACACCGCTGCTCGATGTTCGGCAGAGCGTACTTCACCATCGCGCGGAGATTGCGAAGCTTCGTCTTGTTCGCCGGTGACTGCTTGCGACCGGTGCGTTTCCTCGTTGGTTTGTAATCGACTGCATATCCCATAATGTGAACCTCGATTCGGAACGTTGATTGATAGAGACTTTTGGGTGGTGAGGGTTAGAGCGGGGAGACCTAGACGTAGGCGACGAAAACAGACGAACATTTGTTCGTCTGCAATCAATCGTCTGCAAGGTCTCCACGCGACTTTCGGTCTGGAGCCGGTCCATCGCATTGTCGAGAGCGGCCCAATGGCCGCCGTGAATGGTCCCGCCAAAGCCTCCACAAAAATGTGTGGTCACGCCGCCCTATTACGCCTTAACCGGCAAGCCCTGGTGGTAGGGAAGCGCTCAAGCACCCCGCAAGGGTGACAGGTTTCGTTTCGCTAGTAACGATGCGCCAGTCGTCCGCAGTGGGTTAGGCCCGTCGACGTGCTACCGGGTCCCTGCACATCCCCGGTCACGGCACATTCAGTTATCCAGAACGGCGCGCCCTACTCAGGCGGCGCCGCGCACAACGCCAGATAAAGCTCACGGAACAATGTCCGCGCCTCGTTACAACTGAACGCGTACACACGGCCCGGCCTCTTACGGCCGTCCATGGTCGGCGTGATCGTCACGGCCACATAGCCCTGAGGCGTGGGCCTTACGGTGAACTCATACATGGTCGTTCCATCCCAGAAACTCGGCCGCCGCGGCCCACGCCAGACACAAGCCCAGCGAGAACAGCACGAGCGGCGAAACAACAAGCAGCACGACGAACTGGCAGATTTTGCGGATCACGTCACGCCTCTTCGATATCGAGTTGCACGGCGTCGGGTATCGACTTGATGCAGCAAATCAGCTCATAGCCCGCGTACTCGGGTATCGAGCCGGTGGTAAGCACGATGGCCGGCGCGTCCTTGTCGTCCGTGAAGCAGCGCACCGGGCCACAGGACCATTTCACGCTGTTCTTCGTCTGAAGCCGGAACACCACGAGGTCGCCCGGCCGCACGTCCCCGGGCTCGGTCGAAATCTCATACCGCATCATGCGCCGCCTCGTCATGCTTCGGCATGCCGCACTTCGGGCAACGCGCCTGAGGCGGATAGATGAACCAACCATGCGCCTTCGCGTGCTGGTCCGCCGCGACGTTCCACGGCACCGTCATGGTGAAACCGCAATCATCGCACTTCACGACGTGATACATCATCGGTCCTGCTCCCTTGCATTCAGAAAACGATTGATCTCCTCACGCCACTGCCTCAAATCGGCCGGCGACGCGTCGAATTCCAGGCCGCAATGCGCCGCGAAATAATCCGGGAACGACACACGGAACATGCGGTCTTCCTCGGCTTCGGCGTTCAAACAAATCGACATGCGCATGGTCACGCCTCCAACGGCTTCGCGTAATCGGAACGGCCTGTGAGGTAATCAAGCGACACGTCGAACGCGTCGGCGATTTTCCGCATGTCCTTCAAGGTGAAGTTGGTGCGGCCGTGAAACTTGTCGCTCACGGCCTGTTCGGACACGCCCAGCACCTCGGCTAGGTCGCGCTGCTTCAGGTGGTGGGCCCTCAACAGTCTTCGGATATTGCTAATCAAATCTGCCTTCTTCGTAGAAGCTACTGAATATCTGTAATTACTACACGTCAAAAACTGAATCTGCAACCGCGACACGCCTAGTAGCTACGGAATATCCGTAGTAAATTAGTGGTTATGACAGCAACAATGACAATGCCGAACGCGATGCGTAGGCAAGATGTAGTAGCAAAGAACGTTGGTTTGATGGTGAAGGCGCGTGGGCTGAAGAAGAAGGATCTAGCGCAAGCGATGGGGATTTCCCCTCAGGCTGTTTCCACGCGGTTGCAGGGTACTGCCAATTGGACGCTAGACGAGGCTTGCGCGGCTGCCGATTTTCTCCGCGTGCCGCTGGACACACTTCTTCGCGCGTCGCTTACCGCCGGCGAGGTGCTGGGGTATGAAAAAACCGCCGCCCCGGATGATTCCGGGAACGGCGGTCAATTGGTAGCGGGGCATGGATTTGAACCATGGACCTCTGGGTTATGAGCCCAGCGAGCTACCGAGCTGCTCCACCCCGCGTCGGCTTGCCTTCATTGAGACAGCTCTAACTACTTTACGGATGTTGGCTAATAAGTCAAATC